TCTTACTTTTTAACAAGGAGCGTGCCTCGATATATTGCAGGGCGGTCAATGAGCAAGTCAAGCTATCGTAGGTCGTGTTCACCGTGTAACCAGCATATTCCAGCTTATCCACCCGCACTATGGGTATCAATTGCGCACAGAAACAAAGATTGAGAACATATTGATAATCCATGGTACGCAGCTTACGTGCGATGGGCAGAGAAAGCCGGAAAGGATCCGTATATTGGCACATCCTCCGCTCATTGGCAGGTAAATGAGCCAATATAGCATCATTGTCGGGGTATTGTATTCGAAAGATGAATGTCAATCGTTCAGCGATGCATACCAGGTTTGCAATGGCATTCTCGTTGCGCAGCCTACGCCAGTCACATCCAATGGCGTCACAAACATAGCGCACTCCGACCTCCCCTGGCGACAACTTTCCTGCTTGCATTTGTGCAAGGTGTGAAACTAGTCGTACAAAAAGTTCCTGTGACAATTTTTCCCAGGTATTGGGAACAGCAAGGCTCATTCCACGACACGTGAGTTTAATAATCTCTTTCATGGAGCCATCACAATTAAATCCGACGAATCGTTATACCGTGAATATGAACAAGCGTCCACGGTGCGTTCATCCAACAATAAGTCCGCATCGGCCAGCAGATTGTCCGCTTCCGCTTCAAGCGACGCTGCCAACTTCTCGGCATTGCCGTGTTCGTCCGGTCCTTGCCGTGCCGCCTTATTGTCGGCGAAGAGGTTACGTATCGTGGGCGGGAACTCAAGCATGTCAAACCGCCTTAACGCCTTGGCCACCGTCCGCTTCGCCAGGGCGAGACGCAGCATGGGCAATACGCTTTCCTTATCCTTGGCCTTAGCGAAGTAAGCGGCTAAGCGTTCATCCAGGCATTCTTTCTGTAGCGGTACGGTTCTAAAGAAAAAGAGATAAGACAGATCGATAGGATATATCAAGTCGAATTCGTCGGCCGAACGTAGCTGGCATTCGTCGAGCAGTCGAGAATATCGCGCACTTTTCCATAGTTTTGCCGGCGAGCCTTCCTTAAGCTCACCTTGCATCAGTTGTTGGATGAGATTGTCCATCGCGGCGAAATAGTTCTCCATGTAAGCGCGTTGCATGCCCTCTATTTCGTACTTATATATGTCTGTCCCCGCTTTACGCCGCGAAATCGAATCGAAGACCAGTTGAGCAGCCAACGTCCGATTTGCCATGGCAGCCCTTAGCGCATCGAGCATATCGCCCTGTTGACTTTTAACAATAGCTACATACACGGCAGACGATATTATCGACTCGATGTTCTTGCGCGCCGACCTTGCCGAAGGCAGATAGTCGACCATGGCCTTATTGGTGTCTACCCCAGGGGCATATTCAACAAAAGTGGCCAAGTTACCAAATAGTTCTTCTATGACATTCATGATTGCTGTTTGTTAAGTCTGTCTTTCGGAGCGATATCTTCCTGGCGTTGTGGAACCTCTCGGTAGAAACCTATCCGCAGACCAGTTGCATATAGCTGTGGGAAGTTCACTTGCAAGGCCCAGTTTAGAGGTTCGCTGCATATTTCGTCTTCCGGGGTAAGAGACATTATATATATAAGGTAGTTGTAGTAGGCGTCACTGCCCGACTTGCTGATTACACCCTCCTTATCGATGGCCGATATGGAGGCGTCAAGCCCTACGCTTGCCAAAAGAGCCTGCTCGGCTCGCTTGTCGTAGGCAATCAGTGCATCGATATATTCCTTATAACGTAAGTCCACTGTCTCAATCTTCCATTGCTGCTCATGCCCTTGCGCATCGGTAAACGAGAACGTGGAGTAGGCCTTACCTTGATTATGCTCTCCACTAAGGTAACAACTAAACTTGCGCAACTCTTCGCGGATATATTGCACAAGCACGCTCTCATGCATTTCTGTACCGATGTCTATCCCGTTGTATCTTATCAACTCTTGCTTTTTCGCCTTGCGTGTCTTATTCTCTTCACATAATCTCTGTATCTGATTACGCTTGCTTTCCACCCAAGCGTTAGGAATGATGATGTGTATCTTTGCTGCAAGGGAATTTCGCAAGAACGAATTAATATATATTGGCGTCTTGTTACTGCCCTGAATGTAGGGGCGCGAGCCTTGATGAGTCTCATTGGTTCCATAGAACTCATCTATCGAGGTCTCTCTATGATGGGAAATGGCGGCGAACTGGTAGTTATCCACTTCTGAAAGGTTGAACTTCGGATATATCTTATAAGAGCCGATACCGTATGCCCAACGACCAACGGCTACGTGACGGAAGTCCGAATATTGTACCAGTTCCCGCGCCATGTCCTGATGTGTGGTGGCCAGTCGACATTGCGTGTTTTCCATCGCTTCAAGACCAGCCACGGGCATCATGCCCAACCGCTTGCCACGCGCGAACCTCCATTTAACGAAGAAGTCGCCGAAGTAATAATAATTGATGATACAGGCCTTACAAAATTCTTGAACGCTGGCCATTCCGTTGCCCTGCCATGAGTTCAACCAATTATCCACCTCCGGTACGCTCACATATTCGCGGCGCAACTTTCCCCCTCTCATTGCATAACGATAGGTCATTGGCCCATGGCCATAGAGCATCTTAACCTGCTTGCGATATAAGCGTGGCAATATGCGGTTCCGCTTTATCTCCCTCGCCACGTCTTCGCATTGTGCGTTGTTACGTCCTCGGGCACACACTTGGTAGCCGTTCACGCCCAACCATACTTTCTCATTGTATGGCAACTGCTCGCCATCGGCAACGGCAAGAGATGGAAGTGAGAAAAGCTGTTCACCTTCACCCACTTGGAAAGAGATGGCATTGCCGTCATTGACGTAAAGGCCAGCGTTGCCGTAAAGTTCGATACTATCTGTCATAACCAGTTTATCTTGTGAAGTTTATATCCATCATTGGGAAAAGCCATATATCGCACCAATATACGATAACACATCTTCGGATTTCCTTCGGAGTCGCTAAAGAGCAAATAGTTCTCAGCGGAAACGGTAAAACGTTCGTCGGGAAGTTGCGTGCGCCACTTGCATCTTTCTTTCACCACCAAACTCGCCCCCGCCTCGCCACGGCTACGGCTGTATGGAAAGAAGCACAGGGTGAAGTACCCCTCGGGCAACTTACTAATCTCCCTTGCCCATTGCAGTGCATCGGTACCAAGCATCTCGAAACTTGTGTTCATACCGCAAAAGTAACGTATGAACGCGTGCGCGCAAAGGACCGCCCTACCCCCCTCCCCCTCAGATTTCCGATTTTTTTTTGGGGTGCACCGAAAATGGCAAACTCAGCGGTGCGTGGTGTTTTTCCCCTTTTGTCATTTTCATTTTTCAGGTGGTCGCTTATATATTCATTGAAACACAACACGTTAGGTTTTGTAGCCATGTAAAAGTTGTTCGATATTGCCCCGCGTGGCGAAATTATTGTTTGCTCCGCGCACACTTATTAGCCCCTAATTAGCCCCTTTACGATACAGAAAAAGCGTTAAGCCACCATTTATACCCTTTCGCAAGTATAACCTAGGCTTAACGCTTCGCATGGTTCGCCATCAAATGGCGGTGTTATCTGGTAAATCGGTTGGGAATGTGCTTAAATCGCTTTTAGCAATGTCGCCATAGAGGCCATAAAGCAAGTATATCATGGCACTAGGCAATTGCGTCGTCAGGCCGGCCTGCCGTTTCAGCGGCTCTTTCTTCTCCGAACTCTTGTCCAGTTCTATCGAGTTGCCCTTCTTCACTAGGGGGCTAATCAATATTGCGCTGCACAGGTTCTTGCACTCGTTCTCGCAGATGCGCACGCGGGGCAAGAAGTTGCGCTGCTCACCGAAGAGCATCAGGCACAGCTTGAACTGCTGCCAATGGTAGATGGTGGCCGCGCCCTCGTTGTGCAATATCACCGAAAAGCCATAGCCCTCTAGGGCGGCTTTCAGTGCACGGCTATCGGTGGTAATCTGTTCCAGTTCTTCGCGACGCTTGTTACCCGCGCGGTCGGGATAAAGGTGCACCACCTTGTCCTGTGCATCAGCCCCAAAGAACTGGTAAAACTGTTGCGCCAGGCTATCTTGCTCCTCGGGGTAGTACGCCCAAAACTCCTTGATGATGTCAAGCTGTCGGCCGTAGTCTTTCTTCTGCCCCACAACCATTGAGGAGAACGCCCCAGGGTCGTAGCCCACGTATAGTGGCTCGCGGCGGTCGTAATGGCGAAGGTAACGGGCTGTGAGGGTGAACTTGTCTTTGAGGTCGTGGCCAAGGATGGCGTCGTAAACATAGCTGTCCTTGAACTGATGCCTCGCTTTATCGTAGGCAGCGAAGAACTTGTTTGTCACCTCCTTATGTCGCACGCCGCAGATGGCAGTAAGAAACTCGTCCATGTCGAGCGTGTCGAGCTGGGTCTTGAAAAACTTCGGCCCCAGGATGTCTTTGTTGCGGAAGCTTGATGCGCGGATATAGTACACGGCATTGCGCCGCATGTCGGCCAGCCGTGGTCGCCACCGCGCCAGGAAGACTGCCAGCTGCTGCTGTTCCAGCCTTATGCGCTCCATGGCCACTGGGTTCTTCGTTTCGCGCATTTCACGGGTAAGCACGAACTGCCTGTACATCGACTTGTTCACGGCCAACGACACGGATGCTATCTCCTCAATCAGCTCGCGGTTCATACCCTGCTCATAGTCCTCAAACCAATCGTCCTCGCCCAGATCCACGCGCGCCGTGTCGCTCACGCCGGTAACACCTTCGTAGTAGGCCGACTTGCGTATCTCGGCCGAGCCACCGCGCAGCGAGGGGAACAGGCGCGACTTAAGTTTTTCGCCCGAATTGTGTTTCATTTCCTCGATGAAGGCATGCACAGCGTTTCGTCCGGCCACGCTCTCGGGCTGGTCGCTACTCACCAGTTGCAGATGCGCGCCATTGCGGAAGATAACCGAGTGTTTGGCGTAGGAAACCGGATAACGCGGCAAGCGGAAGTGGGAGGGCAGGCGCGTCTCGCCAACGACATAGTCCACGCCATATTCCAGCATAGCGCGCTGGCGGCCGTTAACGATTACAGGGCGCGAGAAGTAGGCTTGTATGTTCGGCCACACGTTGGTCATCAATGCCACATATGTCTTATGCACGAGGAACGACAATTCGCCCGGCATGTCGTTGGCCACGCGTATCAGCCGTGGCCCCATCACGCCCTCGGTCTTTCCCGTGGCGCGACCCCATTCGGCATACAGCATGTTGGGGTCAATGATGCTGGCCAACATCTGCACGCCATTCATATAATAGAGTTCGAACTCCGCAGCGAGGTTATCGTGTTGTTCAATCATTGTCAATATCCTGTATTATTTCGGCATCCTCAATATCGGCATCACGCAAGAGACGTTTCTTCTCCGCCTTTTCCAACGGTAAGCTCTCTATCAAATTGATATAGAACCCGCGGTTGTGTTTGGCGGCAATCTCCTTAAGGCTGCGTTTGGCAAAGCCCATCTCCTCGGCCGTTATCTCGGGCGAGAGAATGAAGGTCACGCCCAAACCCCTATCCGCTTCGGCCACCTCCGATGCACGCCGGCGACACTCCAAGGCAGCATCGTAGCAGGCCTTTTGTGACTTGTAATCACGCTGGACGGCACATATCTTGGCCAAGTCCTCATATTTATTGGCGAAATTATTTTCCCAGACCTTTATAGGCACATTACAGTCGACGTTGAAATAGTTTATCGCCTGATATATCCGTGACATGCACGTACGCTCTTCTATTCTCTCGCCCTGCTCGGCATTGATACGTATCCGAAGTTTTCGCGCAGCTCGGGTGATATTTCGCTCATACTCGTATATCTCGGCAGCCCATTGCAGTTGTTTCAAAAACAATTGTATGTCGACAGGAATGCCCTCGCCCTTCCCACCCGTAAGGAATGCCGATATAAGGTCAGGATGTATCGCATCCAATCTGTCTATCTTGCTCTTCATATTCCAAACAATTCATTGCGCAAGTCCTTTTCAACGCGTTCATTCTTGCGAGCCTCCAACAGCTTGATGGATTCGATGTCTCCATCCTCCGCCTTCTTGGCCAACTCGGCGTCGATATTATATTCGCCAAGAGCCCTACCCTGCTTGTAAGCTTCGCAATAGGTATCACCTACTATTCCCATCCGCAAGAGGAACTCGACACGTTCGTATCCCCTTAGCCCCAACAATTTACAAATGCGCTCTGGGGTGTAACCTAACGCTCCGAACGTACGCACCTGTGGTATATGCTCTTCCGACAAGGTGAAGCCTGCTTTTGAAATCTCATCCTGCATTTCCAATAATGTTGGCCGTTTCTTTCGAACTCAAAAGCACTCCATCTCGTTCCAACCGTATGGTGGCCTGGGGAAACATCGACTTGAATCTCAGAACCGACGCGGCCACATACTTGGGGTCAATCTCTATGGCGTAGCCGATTCTATCGGTCTGTTGGCATGCCATTATCGTAGAACCAGAACCAGAGAAGAAGTCGACAACCACCTCTCCGTGCCTCGTGCTGTTGCAAATAGGATAAGCCATCAACGCTACCGGCTTCATTGTCGGGTGAATGCGGTTCGCGCGCGGTTTGTCGAACCTCCAAACCGTTGTCTGTTTTCTGTTCGAATTCCAATAATGCGCCGCACCGAGTTTCCAGCCATACAGACATGGCTCATGCTGCCATTGGTAGTCTTGACGGCCCATCACCAGCGTATCTTTCACCCAAATGCAGCACTGGGCAATCTTGAAGTTCGCCTCACGAATGGCCCTGCGGAAATTCTCACCTTCGGAATCGGCATGGAAAACGTAGAATGAGCCGCCTGGCTTGAGTATCGCGTACATATTCTCGAATACCGACTTGAGGAACTGCGCGAACAAGTCGTTTTCCATCGAGTCGTTCTCAATCTTCATCTTCTCTTCCGTACCACCTTCGTAGGCCACATTATATGGAGGGTCTGTCAGGACCATGTCCGCACAGTGGCCGTCCATCAGGGTTATCACGTCTTTCTTCGAGCGGCAATCTCCACACAGCAGCCTGTTCTCGCCAAGAAGAAAAAGGTCGCCAGGTTTAGCGAAGCACTTGTCATCGGCCATGTCCGCATTGATTGGCACTTCGTCTTCCTTGATTTCTTCCGCATCCTTATCCGTGCCGAACATCTTTTCGGTGTCCATCTTGAAATCGTGCTTTTTCACTTCGTAGCCGAGATTGAACAGTTCTAGCTTATCACCGTCAATCTTGTACTTCTCGAACAAAATAGTGTCTGGATTTTTCTGTGCGAACTCAGAGTTATAGGCAGCTATCTCTTCCACCGCCTCACGCCTGTCGGCGGCTTGTATCTCCTCATAAGGGATTTCGGGTATTTCAAATCCCGACTTACGAAGGGCGGTCAAGGCCTTTTTTCGCTGGTGCGCATCGATAATCCACAGTTTCCCATTTTCGTCTTTCCATACTTTGAACGAATACTTGAAACCGCGCGTTATTATCAGCATCTGTAGCTTTGAGAGTTTGTCGGAATCCGACTTCTTAAAGTCTTCTTGAAGTTCATTAAACGCATCCAATGGTGCAGTTGGAAGGCCGCCGAGGTTAAATACTTCTATTGTTTTCATGCTATTATTTACTGTTTTGTTCCATTATCATTTCGAATAGGCGCTCACGGTCTTTATGCCGCTCTAAATTTGCCTTGTCGGCAGTTCGCCGGTCCTTGCGGTCTGCCCGCTTAAGGTAAGACTTATAACGCTTGATATTGTCGAGCGTGTTTTTGTGAAGTCGCAAGAATTCGGCAGGTTCGTGCCTAAATAGTTTCAACAGGTGGGCCGCTTCGGAGCGTTCAGCCAAAAGCGGATGCTTGTTAAGGAAGCGGCCCGTGTTATTGAATGATTGCAGCTCGGCAAAAGCCTGGTTGTTACGTATGCGCATCTCGGCCATGTCGGCCACAGACTGCGGTGTCGGTTCTGTATCCAACACTTTATCTAGCCGCTTCATCTCACGCCAGGTGTTGATACGATCATTGTAAAGTATGGTAGCCGTCTGCACGTCAGGGTCGGCGAGGTTCTGCCAATCAATGCGCGGATATTCCTGCTCCTTTTGCAGGGTTACTTTTTTTTTGCGTCTTTTGCCTTGGGAACTTTATCCTGCGTTACGGCCTGGTGTTCGTCCGTTTGCTCGCTCCCGTTTTCTACACATGTGGCGGTAGCGAGTTGTTCGCCATCCGTTTCCGTGGGCATGTCTTCTTCGTCGCCTTCTCCCTCAGCTTCATTTTCAAATTCCGAAGATTGTCCCTCACTGGTTTCATCATTGTTCCCATCGGCGGTTTGCTCGCCTTCGCCTTCGGTTTGAATGTGGCCATCGTCACCATTGGCTGGTGTGCCGCCTTCACCTTCAGTTTGAGTGTGGTCATCATCACCATTGGGTGGTGCGCCGCCTTCACCTATAATTTGAGTGTGCCCATCGTCACCATTGAGTGGTGTGCCGCCTTCACCTTCGGTTTGAGTGTGGCCATCGCCACCATTCTCATCTATTTTCCCTTGCTCATTTTCCGTTCGATTTTCAAGTATCTCATCTTCGGTGGCATGATCGAGTAGGGAAAAGAGAATGTCATCAGCATTACGTTCTGGGCTGAACATGAATCGCGCCATGTCAGGATGTTGGGGACATCGTTTCGCGAGCAATTTCAAATCGGTAGCCGCAAGGTTCGCACAACGCAGCGCATTAAACATGGCCAGTTTGTTTTTTACTTCTTGCATGTCTTGTCATTTTAATTTGGTTTGAAAAAATAGAGAGCGAGCGACAAAAGTCATCGCTCGCCCTCATTCTGATCTAAGCAGTACGCGACACTTCTACGAGCGTGTTGGCGTCGAGGATCCGGAATGTGATAGCCGCACCTTCCTTGGCCGTCCAGGTGGCAGCGTCTTCAAGTACGAATACCAAACTGTCGGCAATAGTTGCTGGTTTGTCCGTACCAGCTCCCAACAGGGTTATGTATCGCCCCTTGTCTGCTGCAGTAAGTCCTGAAACTTTGTCAATAACTGCGCCTGCGGTGGTACCGTTAGCGATAGTGTAGCTATTGGCCGTAGGCTTGATGGCTACCGTCTTGGCATCAGGCGCAATGGGTTGCGCTGCCGCCATGGCCGGATTACCGGCATACTTCAACGGTAGGTCTACCGAGGGCCGCTTGAAGGTGAATGTTGTGTAACGGCCGTCCTTGTCGTCCTTGGTTTCTGTAGAATTGAGGATAAGTGGACGCTCCAATTCTCCCACAATGTACCATTGTGGATTCTTGACGTGCTTGAACAACAGCACGAACTTACCGCCCGAGTATTGCTCTATAAAATTGTATAGCACATCGCGCGCTCCACCCATAATCATGGTAAAGACGTTTTCGCCGGTTGTGGTTATGTCACCTTTTTCAGTAGTGGCCGTAAACGTCGGAATGTCATGCGCCTCGAAATAGTGTGGAGATTGTCCTACTAGGAGCGGCAATGGCGAGACTTCGCGCTGTGCGTTAGGCTGTGGAAAAGGCTTAGTTCGGTCTATCTGCTCCACCGAGATGAGATATACGATGTAGGAGATATCGGAGCCGTGGGTATCCTTGTCGCTCACGTCATCAATATTGCCTATGGCGAGCATCGAGGCGAGCGTAAGGCCCGTGCCACCTGCGCAAGCCAGGGAGTGGTCGACGAGTGCGCCCAACAGAAGAGCGAGGCCGAAAATGGCAAATACGATGGAGAAAAGGCGACGCACTTGGCGATTGGCATACTGATTACCCTTGGCCGTTGCTCGATGTCGAGCTTGTATGTTATTTCGTTTCATTTTCTTTGGGTTGTTTTTAGGGGAAACCGCCATAGCGGCTTCCCCTGGGATTAAACACATATTATTAATAGAATGGCTCAAAAATTGCTTAACGGCCACCTGGCACGTTAGGCTGCAACTCGGTGTTGATGGTGCGTTTACCGCCCACGCAACGTTCCAACTCACGGAAATTCCCGTCCTTGTCCAAGATTACCATCAGGTAATCACCTACTGCCGTCGCTGTGAATGCCGCAGAGATCTTGCCGAACTTGCCGCTTTTGGCCACCTTGGGGAGGTGCGTTGCCACACCAGCCTCGATGCAATAGGCCACACCCGCCTTAGCATTGGCGATTTCAGTGTAGGTGTCTTGGGTGGTGCTATCACCCGTCACATGCCAGAAGCCTGCCTTGCCGTCAATCTTGTCCACGATGGTGGCGGCGAAAAGGTTGATGAAGATCTGTTGCCATTCATAGGCGTTTTCTTCCATCTTTTCGCGAGTGTCGAAACGGCGGCCGGTGAAAGTGGCCGAACAGCCCTCTTTCCACGTCGACCAGGCGCGCACTTGCTCCATTTGCTCTTGCATCTTTACGGCAAACATCTCGCCAGGGACATACTCCAAAAAGAGGATATTGCCTGGTTCGTGCATCATCATGAAAGGCAGTTGTCCGAGATAGGGCAACCAAATTATCTGTACCGTGGTATCAGGGACTACATTTAATGCGCCCATAGGGCCAGCAAAGTCTGTGTCCTTACCATAGGTGGAACGTACGTTCTTAATCCACCAGCTTTGATGGTTACGGTTAAGATACAAGCAATGCTTGTCGAGTTCCATGTCTTCGGTCACACTGGCAGTGACGTCCGCCACAAACTCTTGCACGGCCGAGAGCATCGTAGCTTGCGTGTACGAGCGGTATGCAGCATCGGCGTGAGGCTTGATATCATATTGGTGAACGTAGCGCAATAGCGTGTAAAGCAAACCTGTGCCGGCATTGAGATATGAACCGGCTACCCCTTTTTCGGGCTTAACATAGATACCGCGCATACGACGCTTGCTCTGTTCCGTTTGGGCGTTGAGCAACGTGTTGAGCAGCTGATACTCTATCATGGTCCACTTGATGGGGTCAGAGCCTTCCTTGTTAAGGTATCCAATGTACTTGCGTTCAAGCTCCTTCATCGGTCCCCATTCAATCTTAATCATGGAATCGTCAACGTAGCCCATTTGGTTCTCAATCTTCATGCCACCCTTGAATGTCTCGCCCGATTGGTAGGCTTGTGATACCTCGTCAAAGAATGCGTTGAAGATAAGGCCCCGGTCTTGGATTCCATATTGTACAGGGAAGAATTGAGTCAGGTCGCGCTTTTCCAGCACGCGGGCTATGATGGCGTCTTGACGAAGAACAACGAACTGATTGCCCAGTCCGGCGTTATCAACGCCTCCATAGTTGGTGGCATACTTGCCCTCGGAGAGCGCACGCGCATCAAGCATCTTATTCTCTTGCAAGAATTGGTAACGTTCTTTGAGCGTCTTGGCATAAGCGCATGCAGCCTTGTGAAAAGCTACGCCGTCCACCTGTTCGTCTACTTCGGGAAGTGCAGACGCCGCACGTGGGTTAGCTGCAATTTTGTTCCACCTTTTCTCCATTGAGAATATGGGATGTTCAACGCCAAAGAGATACTGCGGTGTATTTCCAAAACCGTTGATCGAAACGGGCGATACGGTAACCGTCTGCTCGGGCAGGTCGGTTGCGGGGCGTTCACCCAACGCCTTGAAGTCTTCACGAATGCCGTTAAGACTCTCGAGAATGGATGCCAAAGTTGCGTCCTGCTGGGGCTGCGTAGTGGATTCTGTAACAGGATTGATGGTAGACACTACCTGTTGGATGCTGTTAAGCATCGCCTGCATTTCCGCTTGCTGCTCATCATCTTTTTTTGATTTCTCCTCGGCTTCAAGATCGTCCTTGAGCGTAGTTTGGTACTTTTTTTGGTATTCTGCCACGATGGAATTAAACTCTTCCTTTGTGAATGGCTTCTTGTCGTCGATCTTCTGCTTAAGGTGCAGAAGTTCAATCACGGACATGAACTTTTCTTTGAAATTCATAAACTTATTTTTTTTGATTATAACATATTATATATAGAGCGTTTTGTCTTCTCCGCCTCTGTATACTCCGCCCCCATGACGACAGCTTCGGCAATGGCTTCTGCGAATGTGCGCGTACCGTCACACAACCCGGTGGTTACTGCTTCGGCCGTGAGATAAGTTTCGCCACGAAGTACAGGAGCGTCGTCGCCGAGTTCGGTAAGTCCCGAACGCATGGAACGTACGCATGCCAGAAACTGTTCGTTGAGCGGATTGAGAAAATCGTCGACATACTGCGCAGGTTTTCCTTGGCGCAAGTCATCGAAGGTCTTGTTCTTCAAATCCGACTTGTCGGCCTTCGCCTCGATAAGCTTGATACCCAGCTTTTCAAAGTATGGTTGAAAATCGTAGAAACTGCACATCGTACCTATACAGCCAACATAATCGTTCGCGGTCAAGGCATACACGCGGTTGCCGTGGCAGGCGATGTAGTAGCCGGCCGAGCAACACAGGTGTTCGTAAAGGGTGATGATGGGTTTTGTGCAGGCGCGCAGGGTTTCGTCAAGTCGGTCGAGAAACCATGCGTCTCCTCCAGGTGAGTTCACGTGTAGGAAGTGGCAGGGGGTTTGTGG